TGCATATTTACCTTTTGAAAAATTAGACATTTGGATAATAAGTTTTTGGTGTTATAAAAGAACTAGATGATGAACCATCCTCCGCTAAGGCTCTTTGTAATTCATCTTCATAAATTAATTTCATTTGTTGTGTCATTTCTGGTTTAAATTTTTGCGATAAGTAATAAGCTAAACCTGATGCCATACATGGCACAAATCTGTAAGGTACATCTGTTGCATTAGTATAATCACCAACATCTTGTATTCTTTTTACATAGTAATAATTAATTGTATTTCCTGCTTCTGTTGAACCAGGTGTTAAGTATAAAGTGATTGTAACTTTATCTATAAATCTTTGTACGAAGTATTGTGAAGGCGTTCCTTCAGATGTTTTATTTGAAAGACCTTGATATGTAGATCTGTTTATTTTTGTAAGGGGTGAGTCAACACTTGAAGAGTTTCTGTAAACAGCTTCTAATATATCGTCAACACCATAAACAGCTGTAGCATCTGATGTGCCATCACCTGTTGATCTAAACATTGTGTATTCTGCTTGACCATCAACTAATGTAATTGAATTGTTTGCTACTTCCCAATAGTGAAGACCTCGGTTACCCCACTCTTGAAACATAATATTAAGAGAACGTCTGGCCATACGTAACTGATTACCAGATACATTTTGCAAACCTATTCGTTCATAAGACTCTTCTATAATCTCATCTATAGCAAATGTCTTGTCGAACGTTGTAGTTCCTGAAGTAGTATTAGCCATTTAATACTCCTTACTTATCTAATATAATTGTTACAGTAGCGTCTGAAATTGCTGATATAGTCATACCGCCTTCAAACAAAATACCATCTTCTGCTAAATTATATGAAAACACGTCTCCAGCTGGAACATCCACTTGAAATTGTGTAACAGAATTACCGTCTTGTAAAGTTACTGAACCTGCTGATCCAGTTGAAGCAAGAATAATTCCTCTTAATCTTGTTCTACCTGCAAAGACTGATGTAGCATCTGTTTTTCTAATTGCTTTTACGTCTGATTTCATTTTTTAATATCTCCTTAAATTTTGTGTGGGCCGAAGCCCACACTTAATTAATTATTATACTGCTGTTGCGTCTGATAAGTTGTTAGCTTGAACATACGTAAAAGTAACACTTACTTGACCTGTAGTTGCAGTAGTTCCTACAGCTATAAGTGTAGCTGTAATTTGTGTATCAGAACCAAATCTATCAGCTTCGTCTAAAGCAGCGTCAAGTATTGAAGAAACTTCTCCTAAAATTTTAACGTCAGTATTACCGATAAAATATGCAGCTGATCCTGTTTTTCCAACTGAAACAGTTGCTGTAGTACCTTGGTCACTTGCTATTGCAACTCTAATTGTAGTTGTAAGTAGTTGTGAGTTTTTTGGTATTACACCTACGTTGTAAGTAGTTGTTCCAGCTGCGACTGCTGCATCAATCAAAATTGATTGAGACATTACAACTTGACCAACGTTTGCAACGTTATCACCAAGTGTTGTGCCTGTAGTGTTTGAAATCGTTCCCGCTCTTATTGGTCCCGAAAATGTTGTGTTTGCCATATTATATTCCTCCTAGAATATGTAAATATAGTCCTCTAGGGCTGTCGACTATACGCGTCTATATTTACTTGTTTGTTATTAATGTATAGTGGCTAAAATATATATGATTTTTATATAGAGTGCAAGAGATTGCGTAGTGAATGTGCGTATTTCAACGATGTAGCTTTTATTTACGTAGCTACAGAAACTTGAGGAATACAATCCTCTATTTTATTTAACTGATGAGCTTCTTCAGCTTCGGCCATTTTTATAGTGTTAATGACCTGTCTTATTTTATGGTCTATCTGAACCATATTGAGAGTATATCTACCCTCTTTAAGATGCTCCTGCTCCCAGTTCAACTCCAATGACCTCTTCTGTTTGTAAAGGTCTTGTAATTGTTGCATCGTTAACCTCCTCATAGGTTATCCATTTTTTTAACGAACTGGTATATCCGTCTTTTTCCCATTTTACACCTTTTTCTCCTATCTTGTCAACTATTGAATTTTCAATGGCTATTGGATCGTCCTCACACACAATCTGAAATCGCGCATGATAACCGTATGCTCTAATATTGACTAGGAAGTTTTTCATAATTTCTACTTTCTTATACCATAAAAAAAAGGGGCCCGAAAGCCCCTTTTTAATTATTAATCTTAAGTACTATACTGCGTCAGAACCAAAGATACCTCTTGGATCAGAAAATCCAAAAACATATCTTTCTCTCGCTTTGTATCTTACGTTTCCTGTGTCAAAGTCACCTTCCATTGAAGTTTTGATAGGTGATCTAACAAAGTGTTTAAGACCATTAGGTACATCTGTTTTAAGAAACCATTTTTTGTTAGATGTTAAGTAGTGGTTCACTGTGTATCCTTGAGGAACCATTCCCATATTTCTAACAGCATTGATGTCATTATCAGCTGTGCCTGTTCTACCTTGAGACGCCATTAGTCTGTCAGCAGTAAATTGTAGAGCTGAAGGAATTACTAATTTCATTCCTCTAGATGCAATTTTTAGGCCTCTTTCATCAGTAAACGCAGCGATGTCGATTAACGCTTGTTCTAATGAAGTTTCGTTAAGATCAGCAGGAGTAGCTAACTCGTTAGAGAAGCTTCCAGCTAATGTAGGATGATCTGTAGCACAAAGTGCTTTTCCATCACCACCAGCATATGTTGCACTAAATGCATTATTTAGTACAGCTGCTGCTTTAACTTGCTTTGTGTTTGCCATAGATCTTGCTAACGCTTTTGTATATCTAGACGCAAGTCTGTCATACAAGTTATCTTCGATAGCTTCTTCTGTGATTGCAAACGCTAAAGCGATTGTTTCATTTGTGTAACGTGCAGTGAAAGTTTCTTGTGCATCGTCAAACTGAACGCCTTGGCCTTCAGCTTTAACTGCTGCATTTCCAAAACCAGATAACATTACTTCTTCTTCAAAAGCTCTGTCAGATGATTCTGTATCAAAAATTTCAGCATGCTCGTTAGCATATTGTTTATACTCAAGTCCGAATAGTGCATTCAAACCTGGTTCTAGTTCTTTAACTAGTTGTGCTCGTGATATTGCCATGTTTATTTTCTCCTATTCGATTAGTTAGACAACGCAGCTGATGGAGAAATCTGAACGATTACGTTAGAGTTCGCCGCTGTGTTATCATTGTTTTCCGGATCGTTAGCGAATCTTACAATTCTAAACATTGATGTCGCTACAGTTCCTGTGATGTTTAATTTCACAGTAGACTGACCTTGGTACGAAGTACCAGAAGTTGCTCCATCAGTAGAGTTAAAAGTGTAAAGAAGCTTAACTTGGTTAACAGCAGCATCCGCTTTACAAGTATATTCTTGCATAGGATTGTCGTTAACATAGCCGATTCCGTCGCTACTTCCAGTATTGTAGTTCGTTCCGAACGTAGTACCAGAAGTAACAGAGTTTGCGTAAGTAGGTTTGCTTGTAGAGCTATCTATGTAGAAAGCACCGTTAAACACGCCTATGATTTTTTGAATGTTAGCAGTACCAGTAGACCAGCCAGCACCACCTGTGATGCCGTCATCCATAGTATTCGCTGTAACATCTTGAAGATATCCATCATCACCACTTGTGTATTGTAATGATACTGGGTTATTCTTGTAGATGCCAACACCCAAACCCGAAAAGATCTTGTATTCAGCTTGGCCGCCTGTAGCAGGAGTTGATCCTACTGTAGGAGCTTGTCTAAATCCAAAACCAGTTGATTGGTTTGCCATATTTTTTTTCCTTTTATTGTGTGACTAATAGTCACGGTTAGCTTTAATTTGTTGGTAAGAATTACTAAATAATTAGCTTTTCTTTGTACCACCAAAAGTTACACGGGAATTTGATTCACTACTGAATTTCATTCCTGATTGCTTTTCCTTCATAAGATCGTTGTTGATGGCTTCCTCTTTTTCTTTAGTTTGCCTATCATAGTAAGCTTCTATTTGCTTTGCGATCTCCTCTGGTATCCTTGCTAGCAAAAGGCCTCCTACTCCAATGACTCCTGCATATTTGCCTTCAGTTATTGTTGGATAATCTCCATCAGGATATTCATCAGCTCTCACTAATTCATATCCTTCTCTTAAAGAAGCAGCTATGTTTTTCGTATCGTTGAAACCCATAGTTTCTGATCTTATCCATCTATTTCTGTAACCAGCTTTTGCAGGTGGTGCATCAAGTGATGAGGGTGGAGTCCATACTTTTTTATGAGAAGTTTTTTCTCTAGTTTGGCTCGCACGTGAAGTCTTTATTTTTTCGTTTTCCATATGCTTATACTCCTTCCGTGATTTTTAATTGTCTTGCATAATCTTCGAGTGGCACACCTAATCTTTTAGCAATTGCTACCTGTGAAGGTGTGAGCTTAACAGTATTTTTGCGTCCTGTTGAGGCTGAACGTTTAGCCGAAGCTACATTTTGAGCAGGTTTTGCTCTAGGTGTAGAGTTGGTTGTAATCTTATCAAATTTATGTGGGAAATCAAGTCTTATTCTTTTATCGATTTCTTCATAATATTCTTCAGATTTAGGATCGTATCCTTCTTCTTCTACAAGCTTTTTATGTATATCAAAAGCCGTATAAGTCATAGCTGAATCATTTCCAAACCAAGTGTTTTTAGCTGCCCAATCTTCTGCTTTAGGATCAGTTTGAACATTATTCATTTGTCTTTGTGGAGTAATGTTTACTTCCTTAACTTGAGATTTTTCTAATTCCCTAGCTTTTAAAGCATTTAGTCTAGAAGATTCAACAGTTATATTTGCTAATTGTTCTTGAGCCGCAATTTGTGCTTCAACGTTTTGAGATTCGATAGCATTCTTTAATGCTAATTTAGCTGCTGCCAAACCAGTTTTAAGTCTACTTTCAAATTCAGAAGTGTAAGATTTATCTAAAGTAGAAAGTTTAGATTCTAAATTTTCTTTTTCTGCTTTAGTTAATTGAGCATACTGAATAGCTTCTTCTCTTTGCCTTTCAGCTTCTCTCATCTTACGAGTTAATTTAGCAATACGTTTTTGAACGCCTTCACTATATTTTTCTAACTCATCTTCTTTTTTTTCTTCTTTTTTAGTTTCAACAGATTCTTCTTTTGATTCAACCTGTTCAACTTCTATTTTCTCTTCCTCCACTACTTCTGGTTTTTCAGAAGTTTCTTTTTCATCTAATTCAACTTCAGCGCCGACTGTTTCGCCAACATCAATTAAGTCTTCAGATGAATTTATATCTTTATCGTTTGTTTCTGGCATAGTTCCTTCCTATGTTTATATTAAGTGAAGAATTGATTCTGGATTTTTTATAGTTCCTAGAACTTCATCATCGTTTAGTATTCGCACTTCTCCGCCTTCAATTGGTAATCTTGAACCAGCGTATCTGGCAAAGATAACCCAATCTCCTTTTTTGCACCAAGGTTCTCCAAACTTATCTTTGTCCTTGTATGCTAAATCTCCCATCTTTAAAACATAACCACACGTAGTTGCAATACGTGCTCTGTCTAAAGTTTCTTGTGAAAATAAAATTCCACCTCTTGTTTTTTCTTTTGGTGTAAATGGTAAAACTAAAAGTCTATAACCTGATGGTGTTGGTAATTCATCTACAGTTCCTGGTTGTAAATTATCAGGATGTAGAGGTTCTCTGACTTCTCCTACTTGTGATTTTTCTTTTTCGTATTTTTCTTCTAACGCGTTAACGTGTTTCGGTGTTTCATTTTGAATTGGTTCCGAAGTCGATAATGTTTCCTTGCTCATCTTTTTGCTCCTTTGGTTTTAGCAGGTTAGAGATTTCCTGTAATGTGATTTGGTATGCGTGTGCCTGACCTAACATATACTTGTATTTTTCCATATTGTCAACGCCTCCACTTATCATTGCTTCTGTTATTGATTGTATAGTTGCTTTTATTATCTTTTGTAACTTATTTATTATGATTAAATCATCCATTAACAATTCCACTTTCGCAGGGATTTATTAATTCTGCTATTCGGATCCCTGGCCGTTTTAGCAGAAGTCAAACGTTTTTTCATACCGCTCATTCTAGCACAAAAACTCTTTCGTCTGTTGGCAGCTTTGCTACCTTTTTTTAATTTCGATGGCTTGGTAGTTACAGCCATTGAAAGTTTTGAACCAGGATTAGCTGCTCTGTAAGAAG